ATGAATCGGAATCTAATTTTATCAGCATCAGCAATTTCGTTTGTTGTACTTTCTATGGGTTCTATCGGCTATATGCAGAGCAAACCTGATTATGTTCATGATGCTGTTACTCGACTAAGTTCATACCTATCGAGTTATTATGGCCCAACCGAATGCTCCGGCGCTGTAAGCAACGAACATCAGTGGAGCATAAAATGTAATATAAAAGATAAAGGCAAGTCATTTACATATTCTGTTTTACCATCCGAGATGGCACCATACCCAGTAGCACGTTCTTTTTATCTGAAAGCAAATGATGACGCATCAGAAGAGGCGTCTAGATTAGGGCTAATGAGATACCTTCAGATTGATAAGTTCCGGTAAAATTCAATTAGCCCACCGAAGTGGGCTTAACTTTCTTTAAAAATGCTATTGTTCACACAGGCTCATCAAAGTCACACTCAGGACAAATCCAACAAAGGAATCCATAGCGCATCCCTTGATACATTTGTGTTCCACAAATAGGGCAGAATCTAACTTCAGTTATTTCAGAAGATGACTGTACTTCGTTAGTTTGTGAGGATTCATTGTCTGGCATGCGTTTCTCCACTCAGCTATGGGTATTGAGCAATAATTGCTGCCCTGTCTGTTGCATACTGCGATTTTCTTGCATTAATCTGCACTAAAACTGCATCTTTTTTTGTCGTTTCATTTACACCATCATTAACGGCAGCAGCCAGCCACGCCCTGTTGAGTTTTTCTATATCATCCTGATAGGTATTGCTTAGCATAGAAAGAGCTGCTTTTCGTAAATCTTCATTAGGAGCGGGCGGAATATCTACCCAAGATGGGTTGCCTTCGCTATCAGGCGCTCTCACTTTCCCGGTCGGAGGATTTTGAAACTCTTCGTAAGTTTCTTCGTCAACATCTACTCCCTTAGCAGGCCAGGAGCCACTTTCTTGGTAGATGGACTTCAATGCTAATGGATAAAAGGCATTAGTTACCGCATCATACAGATATCTGTTCATTTTTATTTTCCGATAGCAAACCAGCGAAGTGTCATTGCATAGCCTGGATTCAGGGTAAATGTGTTCGTGTTAATTGCGCATGCGTTCACTCTAAATTGTGTCGGGCTAATAATGCTTGCGGCTCCATACGCAAGCGTACCATCGAGTGGGTTGTCATGTGTTACGACTATCTGGTAGCCAGTTGAGGGAAATGCTATAGGGAATACTCCAATAGTAGTTCCTGAGGGTGAAGAGTTAAGGCCGATAGTACCCCACTGGATCAAGTTCCCATTTGGGAAATATTGATATCCGCTACTAGCACTGGTTCCTGCAAAAAATGACATGTCGGGGATTTGACCAGAACCGGTACCTACGTTCCTTGCTGCTGCTGTTCCGAGACTGGCAATTGTTGCGTAGTTATCGAAAATATAGCTCAACGTGCCAGCAGTCATCATGTTGGCAGCAATGTCGTTTACAGACCACGCGCGAGCCAGCGTGCCCTCCTGGGCTCTCACAATCGTAAGCGTGTCTCCTGTTCTGGCGGTGACATGCACGATCTCGCTTATCTGACCTGTTGCAGCATCAATCAACGTTAACTTGAAGAAACTGGTACCGGAAACTGGCGCAGGGAAAAGAGCACCAGTACCAGTATTCAGCGTCATGGTTGTTGCGGACGCGCTTATCCCGGCAGCCAGAACGCTTTGGGCGTTATTAGCAGCCAACAGTAAAAGTGCCATTATTCCTCCGGGATGGTATTATCTGCCGCTATTGGTTGCTGGCAGTGTTATGATTGCTGAATCTTATAAACAGGAGTTCTCTATGATTAATTTATCTGCAGCCTTTTTCCGCACAATCCTCTCTGGAGTTGCAACGCTAACTATTTTTCTTTCTGCATTTCTTATCACTCTTGCTATTCAAATGTGGGCGCAGGAAGGAGTCCCGCCACTTGAGAACATCAAGTTTGTTGTGATGTTGTTTTTTGTAGTTATTATGCTTTTGACAATTTCTTTATGCCTGAAAATATTCCTGGATATGGTAGTTAGCAGCAGGAATTATAAAATTCTAATCAAAGGAAACTCTTCAGTCCACCAATGAATCGCTAGCCAACTATTGTGACTGAAACGGGTTGATAAAAAGGCATGTGGAGCAGGCCGCTATCAAAGGCCTGCTTGAATAATTCTGCATATTCATATTTCGTACTCTTTATCACGCCGCTAGTTTTCTGATTGAAAACTCTGTTGTTAAATCCAAATGAATTGTAAAGGGAAGAGTTAGTAAGTCGTCGGTATCCTTTGATTATAGAGATGCTGGCGCCAGAACCAGAGAATAAAACTGAAACACTCCATCGCTGATCATTAACAACATCCATGCCATCAATGCCCGTCAGGAATCGGATTATGCGACGCTTCAGCCATGGGATTGTGAAGTAATATCCGTCACCTTTATAGAAATTCCATGTCATTATGCGCTTGAAAAGATCGTCTGACACAACAACCTGCTCTGACTGGTTGACTACCTTTCTTCCGTTAAAAGGCAACTGATTAAACATTACGGCATTGAATGGGCCAAATGTGCTCTGCTTTCCGCTAACCAGCACTGGTGGCTTCACGCCGTATATCCCTCTGGCTGTCCATTTCAGCTGATCACCAACATTATAACCACCGACAAAAATCGGCAGATTAGCGTTAATCATCCATGAATAAATTTCCTGAGCCATGGCGTTATATGCGCTGACGAATGCCTGGAGGTCATCATCGTCTTTATACTGCGTATACAAGTATGATTTAATGATATCTTCAAGCATGTTATATCCCGTCGACAATCACCCCATTTGAGGCTATATACCAGTAACTGTATGGGTCACCGCTGATGATATTTGTCCCGGCGTCCACGTCTGTGATAATGCCATTCACAGTAACAATAACGTTCAAGGTTGAGATCAGGCTCATGTCCAGCGTACCGTTAATGGCCTGAATGAAAACATCCTTGACGTTGTTGATGTTCATCGGCTTGCCAGCGAATATCCCGTTTACGTAGTTGATTACAGGTTGAGACACCAGTGAGGCGATAGTCGCATCCGTGAGATAATTCACGCTCTCTGTTGCCCATTCAAATTTTATCGTTACCAGCTGCTGCAGCGGAATTACAAAAGGAATAAGGTAGTCATCAGGCCAGTCGTTGATCGTTACAACGTTATTCCTCAGGTTCGGAGTTACAATTCCGCCGCCTGTCCATGCTCCGGAGGCAGTGGTATTTATTCCAATAGAGAAAGTATGAGGGCTCAGCACGGTAATGGTAAGGTTTACGTTATTGACGCCACTCATTCCAGTTACGCCAGTGATACGAATCACCTGCCCGGAACTGAAACCATGGGTTATGTCAGTTGTGACAACCCCAGGGTTCGCATTGGTGATCCCGGTGATATTCAGGTCTGCACCTTTGAGCCTGCTGATGTCGCCGGCTGACTTATAAATGGCCCCGGCCATTTCATAGATATCACCGCCACCGCACATCACAATCCAGGAATTACCGCTCTGAACCACGGAAACAAGACGTGCCTGAACATCACTCAGGTCGGTTAACTTCTGGCGTATAAATCCTGGATATCCCTGCACGGTCGACATCTGAGCTTCCCAGACGCGCTCGCGAAACTCGTAATTGGTTTCAGGTGCGCCACCCGGCGTACCGGCAACAGGGTTGGTACATGTCAAGGTAATGTCCGACGGCAGACTGGTAAGGATCTGGTTAACTGAGCCTACCGGAACAGCCCACGAACCAGTATTCGTTGCAATGGCTGTTACCATTGAGCTGACACCTGAAGACAGGACCACTGTCGCATCGGCAATCTGGTAGGTATACGTGCCGTCGCTTACCAAAAACCCCTGAGGTATAACGAATCCTGCAGGGCCGCTAAACGTCACTGGTACGGTAGTCGATCCCTCTGTTTTTTGTGCGCTTATTCCTGCTTGCTGTGCCAGGAGGTTAAGCATGTACATATTCGCTTTCAACGGGCCGACGGAGTTGATGAGGTCGACACGAATCTGATCGGCAATGAGCAGCGCGCCAACGTCGGTACCGACGATATCCTCAATCAGCGATCCAGGAAGGTCCGTAGTGATACCAGGTGATAACTCAGTGGCTCTGGAAACTAAATCTGCGCGCAGTTCTTCGGATGTTTTCGGCACGGGCCCGGCTGCGTCATAGCTTACGGACAAATCACTCATACGTTCACCGTTGTGATAATTTTAGAACCGGCGTTCGTTATCGCCGAAATGTTGTATACGGGCGGGTCATCGCTCACCATGGCGATCTGCAGCGATGAAAAATACGGACTAAATTGCCGCTGAAGCCTGTCGACATAGTAGGTAGGCAGCACCTGCTGAATAACAGAGCTCTGGGACGGTATGCCGTTGTTTGCAAAAAATGGTGACTCCTGCGGAGCCAGCTTGAGGTTCTGGATCAGCGTCGTCAGATAAATAGAATCGTTGAAGCCGTTTTCATCCGGCACCACCAGCACCCACTTGCCATTTGCATCTCTTCCGTAGGTTCTCATTGCGTGATATTCCCGTTGAAAGTGGTGGTCGGGGCGCCGGTGTTTGAACCGCCATTCCCGTTTGTATGCTGATGGTTATTCAACCATGCGACCAGAGCTACCCATCCGGTATGCATAATCTCCGGGCTGGTGCTGGCGGTTGAATCCTGTAACTTCCCGCTCTGTCCTGTGATGTTCCACATTCCCTGGGTAAGGGTTAGAACGGTGCTACCGACAGTGACCTTAAACAAATCGACGGCCGCAATCGTCACGCTGTCCGGAGTTAACAGAAACGTCGTATTGCTTCCCTGGTCCCTGATAGTTACGCCCTCAGGTCCGTAGATAGTGACAACGTTCCCGTCGACGGCCTCCCATTCGGTGTTGCTGATCGGCAGGTATACCAGGGCGCTCAGGTTGGCCGGAGGGGTTAGGTCAGCTACGCCGCCGCCCTGCCCGCTTACGCCGCCCAGATAGGTGTCGGCAGGAATGACAACGCCTTTGTCCCCAGGCTGCATTGGATAGCGGATGTACTGTGGGCCGAAAAGCGGAATGGTTACATTCGGGAAAACGTATGGCGTATCATGCAACTCGAAAGACACGGTGACCATGTTTCCCTGCTGCTCAACAATGCTGGCCGGCAGGATTTTACCAGCCGCCTGGAAAGCCTCATTAAACTTCTGCTCGGCGAACCTGTTCATGTTCCGGCCGAAATTAAGCTTCTGGTCAACACTCATTTTGTCTTAACCGCCTCCGCCGGGTATGCCTCAATCACAGTGATCCACGCTTCAGCTGTTGGCTGCCTGCTGTTACCCAGCAACCTCACCGATTGCACTACAAATTCACCGTTAAAGGCTGAGTCATCGCGAAACTGCGAGTAAGAGGATGCCTGAATCATCGGCCTGGCCTTTTCCGGCATCAGGATGTGATCGCCAGTCTGCAGGTCTGCGCGCATGACGCAGACAACACTGACAACGCCGAAACTAATCCATGTTGGCTGGCCTATCAGGTCATTGAATTTTATCTGGACTGGGTTTTTACTCCTTTCCGTCGCGCTGATTTTCGATCCCTGATCTGGATGGTTAGCGTAATCGTTATCCCACACACGGATTTCGTTGCCGTTTACCACGGCAATTTCCACACCCGTATAGCCTGGGTCTTTGATGCGGGACAGCGAAAATGCCCGCAGGTTTTTTGCCAGCTCAGCGAGGGAGCCGCAAAACATGGGGCGATCGTAATTCAGCGTCAGCCTGTCGCTGATGCTTATGTTCGGCGTAAACCCGCCCATAGTCATGATACATTGTGTCAGCGCAACGGAGAGTTTCTGCCCCATTGACCAGGGCATGGTGAGCTGGAGAGGCACCATCTGCCCGCGGGCAGTGGTATTAACCGGACCAGCGACAATGATGAAGTCCAGCCGTAGCTCTGTGCCCTGCCAGTTGCCGAACACCTGAAAAATGGTCCCTTCAATGGCAAGCTTTTTATCCCACACCCCCGCCAGCGGCAGCCCTTTCGACATCCCGGCAAAGATCTGAATTCGCTTACCGTAGAGATTCTGTCTGGCCTGCTGCATGTCTTTTGGGCCTATACCCCATACAGTCAGGTGCGTTTCCCCTGCTGGCGTGGATTCACCAAAGCGCATGATGTCGAACTCGACCATCAGCGCGCCGGGGTTATAGACCCCATTCTTCAGGCTGGAATATTGCTGGATTAAGGTGTCGCCATCAAAAATGTTAATTTCGTAATAGCGCATCAGCTCGTTACCTCAATCTGCCCGTTCTTTTCACGCCAGATCATGGTCGTCGTTGTGAATACCCCATTCAGGAGGTTTATTCCACCTGTGGATGTCGATCCTACAACGGCAGTATTCAGTACCGGGTTCCCTGCGCTATTGGTGATCAGCAAATACCAGCGCTGCGCGGCGATGTTCCACTTCATCTGGCAGGTGTACACCGTACCGTCCAGAACCGGCGAGAATGTCATGCTCTTCCTTTCAAGCCCGGTAAACGGGTAATTGACGATACTCATATGCCAAATACCCCCTGCAGCTTGCCAATCACGCCTGTCACCGCTTCAGTAACCGATCCACCGAGCGATGTGTTACCAAGAGCGCTGACAGTGTTTGTCCATGCACTGCTGTTGTTCTGGTCACCGCCGTCAATTTTGCTGAGGAAGCTGTTTACGGCCTGGTCAGCAGCGGTTTCGGTAATAAGTGGCTGCTCGAAATCCCAGAGCCAGGAGCGCTGAGGAAGCGGATCATTACCGGATGAGTTGTCCTTAACCGTTTTCAGGATGCAGTTGTTGTAGATAATTGACGGCGTGGCCACGATGTAAGTCCCACCCAGGTTGGCATGCGCCTGAAGCACCGCCTGCAGCGCGCTCAGTGTTACCAGCTTGGTCATGGCGCCGGTATTCTCGTTCACTGGCGCGTCCATCATCAGACTGACCCTCAACGGCTGGGCCAGAAGCGCGTTTGCCGCGACGGTCTGGTTAGCGAACGGATAGCGAGAGATGTCATAGTCAACCATCGTTGCGCCCTGAACAGGCCGCCAGTGGCAGAAATATTTGTCCAGATCGGTAAGGTTGATTGCCCCGCCGATCAGCCCGGTTACAAAGCTGGCGCTCTGGGTTAGTGCCACTATGGGCAGCATTCCGCCTGGGATAGCCTCCGCAACTCCATTGCAGAGGATCACCGGGGATATTTCAAAGCCAAGCCGGTATAGCTCGCGAGTAAATGCCATTATCATCGAACTCCGAGTTGAGAACTGGAAACAACGGCATTACCGCCAGTGTTGTTGTAAACGACCATTCCAGAGCCGTTCCCAGTAAGTCCTCTGTCAACAATCTGTTGCAGTAGTTGGTTGGTCTTGTTCGTGTTTTTGGCAACCTCTGAATTGTCGCTGCCGTTTTCTATTGCCGGGTTTTTCTGAGAACCATACATTGCTTCATATTGCTCTCTTACTCGCCCAGGGTAGGCGACATTCTCAGCGCTTCCACGACGTATCCCTCCGTTGTAATAACGAAGCGCCTCGTCAAAATCACCGCCAGACTGTTGCATGGCCCACGAGAAAACGCGTGCTCCTGCCATAATGTTATCGCGAGGATCAAATGGCTTTTCTCCATCCCTGAAGTTAGAAGGCATAACCTGCATTAAACCTTTAGCTCCAGCGCTGGAGACAGCATTCTGGTCCCATGAGGATTCTGCTGCGGCTATGGACTTCAGCCACTTTGGATCAACGTTGTATTTTTTTGCCGCCTCTTCGAAATATTGGTCATACGGTTTCGATTTTTGCTGTGCTTCATATCGCCTGTATCTATCGTTCATGTTCTCCGAAGGAGACTTGGACGGATCGTCGGCCAAAGGCGCCTCTCCACCCATGAATTCACTCACGCTAGTTTTACCAGTGAATAGGTCAATTACTCTACCTATCGACTGTCCTAGCCTGCGCAGGCCATCCATAAAATCATCAACATCTTTGGTGAACTCTGGCGATGCGAGGTATTTCCCGAAGCGCTCTATGCCCCCCGCCAGCCCGTCAATCCACTTACCGAGTTCTGGCGATTGCAGCACCGTATCAATGGCACCAGCAAGCGCATCAGAAAGCTTGCTCAGTTGCGGGGTTAACGGACCGAGCCCGCGCACAAACGTATTACGGATGCTCTGCCCGCTGTAATCCAACTGGACGTTGAAATCCTGCCACTGCCGCGCCTGCTGATCGGTGATCTGCAGTAACTTCGCATCCTTCTGCGCCCGGCGCTCCATCGCATCGATTTCTTCATCGCTCATATTTTTAAAGCGATTCAGGTCATCCAGGCTGAAGAAGTTCGTCAGGCCGTAGGCGTTGGCCCCCTGCAGGGTGCTTCCGTTTTTGACAAAGATGTCTCGCGCATTGCGAATCATCTGCGGCAGGAGTTTGGCCGGGTCCTGGTCAGGGTTGTTAATGCCCATAGCCTGGAATGTCCAGCGCTTTGACAGATCCATCTGGCTGTCGCGGATAGCGCCCAGCGTGCCAGTCGGGTTGCCGAGAGCTTTCTGATAGTTAATGGCTGTGGAGTCCAGCGCGCCGATGCTCGTCCCGATCCCGAGGGAGGTGAATCGCTGAGACCCGGTTGTGGCCGCCAGGCGGTTGAGTCCGAAAAGACCGCCGACGCCCAGCACGCCAGTGAACAGGCCAACAATGCCACCCCACGACAGCAGGCTTGTGGTGGCATCCCTGATGTGCCCAGCCAGCGATTTCGCGTCCTTCGTGGCATCACTCAAAAAACCCTTTGAAGAGCGGGCTTTCTTGTTGAAGTCTTCCTGACTTTTGTTTGCCCTGTCCAGACTGTCGGTGAGCCGATCGAGGCCGCTGTTTATCGACAGAATGGCGCTGGCCCCCTCAGAGAATGCCTTAGCCAGAAGGTCGCCTTCTGCTTTCGCTTTTGCCGTCTCTTTGGTGGCATCTGTCGCGCCATGCGCCAGCCCCCTCCATGCCTCAGGTAGTTCCTCAAGTGCGGCCTGATATTCTTTAAACTTCTCCATAAATGAGACAAATTTGTCGTCATTTACGTCAATATCGACAATAGACTTAGCCACCATTGAAGGAACCCCTGTCTTTTAGCGCGGAAATGATGTATCGCTGGCGGTACTGCGCCGGGCTGGCGAACTCTTCGCCGGTGATTTCCCTGATTACCCGCCAGAATCCCTCATTCGACGCCCAGTCTAGGAGGGTATATATGACGTTTCCTGCTGGGCATTCTGGATCTGGGTATCGCCAGGAGGATTCGACGTCTGCAACGAATCGCGAAACGCCGTAACGCTCAATGATTCGAGTCGCCCACCGTACATACCGATCACTGACCCCACCGTCGGCGCAATCAGTTGAGCCTTCTGAATGGCAGAGGAAACCATAAAAAAAACCACCTCGCCTTCGACTTCGCGGTATTCATCTGGAGAAATGATCCCCTGCTTCATGGCGGCATCAAAAGAGGTTGTTTTCCATGCCCCGCCATCGTTCCAGATAACGGATGTAAGGCGTTGGATCTCGTCGACGATAGTCGGCCCCTGTTGCCCCTGCTCAGCGCTCAGATCCTGCTCACGCTTGAGCTTTTTGCGAAGCATCATTGCCGCAACTCGCGCCGCGCCCAGGCCGCCGACCTGTGAGATGAAGTTGGTGAACAGGTTGCCCAGCAGCAGACAGTGCTCTTCCACCACCTCATACGGGAACGGGGTCACATGCAGGTACACGATTGATCCGTCTTCCCGGGTGATGTTTGTTACCAGGTTGAGCTTTTTGTCAATTTTCACAATCAGACCCACATGTTGTCGTTAGCCAGGATATAACCGCTGATAGTCACCACGTACCCGGCATCCATACCGGTAAACGGCAGCTCGTTGAAGTTCACCAGATAAGCGTTAAGCACGGTGAAATTACTGAGCGTGTTCGCGTCAGGGGTGATCACCACCTCGCCCAGTGCCGTATCGGTGGCGAAGCGGTTTTTGTAGCTGTCGCTCAGGCCCTGCGTGCGCAGCAGATGGACGGTGACAGTCACCTGCTGATATGGAGCCTGGCTGCCTACGGTGCCGGTCAGCGTCGGGATAATGTCCGTCGCCGGGCCGTCAGGACGCATGCTGATGGCGTCCTTGCCAAGGTAAGAGGCGGTGATGTTCAGCGCCGGAACGTCAGTTACTGACACCGCGCCGCGTACACGATTGAGGAATCCCTGCGGTACTAATGGGTTTGCCATTTTTTACGCCCCTACAAAGTTGGTTACGTTCACGTTAAACGTGATGGATTCGAAGCCGCGGCGCGGCGTCATCACGGCGCTCAGGCCGTTATATTTGCCATCGGCGTAATCTGACGGGTTCAGGCTGGTGTAATTCGCGAACGGAACGGCGTTAATTACTGCGTTCCCGGCATACGTGCCTTTCTCGTACTCGGTATTGAAATCCTGCTGCGTCAGTGCGGTACCAATCACGCGACCCAGGATCAGGCCGTAACTGATGCCGTTGCGCAGCGTCTTCAGCGCGCGGCGTTGCAGACGGTCGATGCCGTTCTGCTCGTAGTACAGCGGGTTAACAGTGGTGTTTGACCCGTTGATGATTTCGTTGGCCAGATCCAGCTCAAGGTTGATTGCAGTCCATGCTACTGAGTACCAGTAGTTGAACGGATTGCCGTCCAGCATGTGGCCTGCCACCAGCATTTTGTTGCTCAGCCCACCTTCCGCGGCAGTACCGACGTAGTTGATGCTGTTGTCCTGGAGCTGCTTTAGGAGCGTGCCATTACCTTCGACCGGATACTCTGTAACCCCGTAACCAAATCGGTACGCCATCGGTGGCACCATGTTTGACGATCCAGGGTCGTTTGCCAGCGAGGACTGGAACGGGAACGCCATGGAAAACTCGCCTGCTGGGATGTTTGTTGACTCCACTCCCGCAAACACAGATTTGTTTTTGGTGGCGACCCACGCCGGGTAGGTGGCGATCGTGGTGGTGACAAAGAAATACACCAGTGACGCCGGGCTGGTATACAGGCCAGTCAGGGTTTTAAACGTCGTCTCACCGTCCCACTCGCGCGGCACCAGATACGAGAAGAATTTCTGGTAGGTGTTACCCAGAGAAATGTCTTCATCGATGAAGTCAGCCAGTGCAGCCACAGCAGCAGCGACAGACACGTCGCCCAGCTCCAGCACGTAGACCGCGCGGGTAGTTCCCTGAGCCCAGAACGTGGTGTTCATCTCGATGATTTCGTTTGCCGCTACGGTTTTCACCGTACCCATAACTGTTGCCGTTCCTGGGTCTGTAGCCAACGGATAAGTGAAGGCGGTAGAAGTGGTCACAGTGGCGGTTACGGCGCGGTTATAAGCTGCTGGAGTAACGCCAGAGACAACCAGCGGGATAGTGTTGCCAACGTTCCAGCCATGCGCTGCCGAGAGGGTCACCGTGACCACGCCGGTTGCCCAGGTGATAGTTGAAATAGTTTTAGCCGGTGAGGTGATATCCTTCAGATCGTCTTTCGTCGTCAGGAGCTGGTACTCACCTGCAGCCAGGGTTGTTCCGCCCATGGAGATCATCGCGCCGGATTTAAGCAGCTGAGAGGGCTTCGGTGGATTGGTCACCGATACGTTAATGTTAACAATTGCCATTTATTTATTTCTCCGGGTAAATGGACGGAATCGCTGACGTGATCAGCCTGCGCGCGGCATTCCGCATGCGCTGCTGGTAATAGTTGACTTTGAACTTGATGGTTTTTCTCATGGCGATGATGTTCAGCTCGTTCTGCGTGACGCGCTCGTCCTGAACGACCGGGATATTCATCACGCCCATTTCCGCGTCATCGCCGAGCGTGTACTGCTGTACGTACCTCAGGAAATCTTCAACTCCGGCATTGCGCAGGCCAGTGATGGAGATCGTCACATCCTCGGAAACCAGCTGATACTGGTTCTGCTGCTCATCAAGGTAAAAGCTCCCGGCAATCGGCGCGGTGTTGCTGCACTTCACCGTTGCATACGGCGGAGACAGGTTCTGCGTCGACAGCATGGCCGGGAACATTGGCATGTACTGGCTCAGCGTCAGCCATACTGGCAATGAACTCGAAACCACCACATCAGCCAGATCGATGTCATCTGCAGAGTTGATGATCTGCGAACGCATGTAGGGGAAGATTGCCTCCCCTGTGTAGTGGTAGAGGTTGGCCGGTTCGTTCAGCCCGGTGCGCCGGGAGAAGGAAAACTGAAGGCCAAAGAACTCGCCGATATACAGGACATCAGATCCGATATCGTTGAACGGGTCGATGTCCGCCTGCGCGGTAAACGTCACGACGTTCCGGTCGTAAAGCTGTTCGTCGTCCTGGATGGTTTCGGTCGTCAGGTGCAGATAACCTTTGACGTCAACCGTATCTGGCTCGCTGCTTGGGTCGTCCGACAGAACAGAAGCCTTTACCCAGAAGACGAAACCATCGAGGGGCAGCACCTTGCGGATATACTTTGTGAACGTGACCACCTGAAAACGGCTCAGGTCATCAAGACCTTGCGTCAGCGTGGCGTTAAGCTCGGTTTTTGCAGTTTGCTGCAACTCATCCAGGGAAGGCATTTAGCACCCCGCTCACCCAGGCGCACATAGCCCCTTGGTAGGTTCCGGTATCAATGAATGAAGGTCGAGGTTTCGGCCCTTTTCCGCTCTTGAATCGCTTCGAAATACCTTCCAGCGCGCGCTTCGTTGGCACGCCAGGCAATCCGTTCATTTCGGCGTTGTCGAGGAATCCAACGAACAGGTCATGAATCTGTGACATTGATTGTCGAAAAGGGTCACTCTGCGGCGGGAAGCCTGCAATCAAGTTTTCCAGTTGTTCCGCCATATCCTTTGCCATCAGGTCAGCAATGTCGTTGCTGTACCTATCGAAAAACGTCTGCATGATCTGGTACTTTTCCTCCAGATACTCGGCGACGTCTCCGGTCGTGGTGTTCTCGTCCTCATACGGGACGTCAATCACCCCAAGATGGAAGGTGATCATGACAGACCCCACAAACTGCCGAACTGCTGGGCAATCATCAGGTACCGTCGGCCCCATGGGTCCTGCAGCATCTGCAGGTCAGCCAGTGACAGGTCTTTGAAGAAGTCCGGTACCAGGCGCTGAGCGCTGGTTGAGTTATCTCCTGCACCAGTAATCACGCCAGCCTTGAAATCGTTCAGGCCATACTTTTTCCTGAACTCGGCGAATACCGATTCCGTGCCATAGTTGACCAGGAAAGACGCGCCCAGGTTGTACACGGCAACGGTGTACAGATTCGGCGTGACGCACGCGATATCAGGGTTTACCCACTCAACCGCGCCGCCATACGCCAGGGTGAAAGACGGCGAGTCGTCTGGAACCTGCGCGGCGGTCACGCCCATGTCAGTTCGAACGAATTCGATGAATCCCGACAGGCTCGTTGTCATTTTTTCTTTCTCCCGGACTGTTCAGTCACGATTGTTTCGTTAACCGTAGGAGTGTCTTCGTTGTCTTCTCGTCCTTTCGCCTGCTCAGCGCTGACTTCCATCTCGCCGGAATAGCCGGTACCGCTTTCGCGCAGAGAACTATCCAGAGCCGCTACGGATGCCTGGCGGCGGCCGTGGGCGCCACGGGTCAGGTGAATGTCGTTATCGCGAATCGCTTTTTCGATTACCGCTGCTGACACAGGCTTGTTCAGGCTATAGCACAGGCCGACAAACGCCTGGCTCTGGTCGATTTTTGTCGAGTCAACCAGACCGTAAATCTGGTGATGCTGCACCACTGCGTCAACTTCTTCAGTTGAGCCATCCAGCACCATCATCTGATCTCCGTGGTTAATCGGGATCTGAATAAGGCGACCGGTCTCCAGCTTGCGATAGGCGAAAATCTGGCGCTGCTTGGTGGTGTTAGCGATATAGAGTTTCATTGGTTACCCTCGTAAAAAAGCACCTGCTGAGTTTCCCCGGCAGAGGCTTAACCACTTCAAAGAATGGATCAGGCGCTGTACGCCATGGACAGGATGGTGATTGCTTCCGGACGAACTGCCCAGCCTGCGGTAGAACGCATTTCGGACAGAACATCGATGGCGCCACCAGCGATCGGCGTAGGAATCTCGCGCGGCGCGGCCATGTCGGTAAACATCAGCGCGTTCGCGGCAAGAGACGGGGTCAGCTTGGCGAATTCGTTGGTGTTCACAGTCGAGTTGACCATCGGCACTTCGACCTCAGGGATGGTGATCACCACCGCGTCTGTACCGCCAGCGCCAGCGCCGATCAGGGTATCGTCATACACCCAGTCAACCTGGACGTTTGCGCCTTTCAGCACTTCTTTCACCGTGCCGCCGACGGTGTCAGTACCACCACCAGGACGCTGGTATGAAGTCAGCTGAACGATCTGCTGAATCTCCATAGCACCTAGGACGCGCTGCGGCCCCAGGATAACGACACGCTGCTGGCGGCCCAGTTGCATGGTACGGGTCAGCGCTGCCTGTACGTGGCCCAGCAGATATACCGCCATCTGGCCGTGGTCATAGGTCAGCACTGTGGTGTTATTGTTGCTGTCCGGAGGCAGAGACTCAGTAGTCGCGCCAGCGGTGTTCAGCAGGCCTTCACCGCCAGCAGGGTTCATGCCGTACAGCAGAGCAGAACGCAGCTGCTGGAAAATGCCCTGCCGCATGCCCAGGCGCTGAGCTTCCGGCAGTGCAAAGTTCCAGTTACCGGCAGCGGCCATGTCATGGTGATCGTAGATACCACGGCAGCGGAACAGGTAGGTTGGGGTTGAAATCATCTTCGCATCCAGCGCCACGCTCGGCAGCTGGTTACCGTTACCGGACTGGCTGGAAGTGGTCTGGGTGCGAATATCCAGGCGGCGCATGTAGACGTACTGGTCGCCCACGCCGAGACGGACTTGCGGGTTACCGCTGGCGATGGTTTCAAACGCACCTGATGCCTGCTGGTAACCAATTATCATCTCCGGCGCGATGTACGACGGATTGACGATGGTGTAGCTGGGGGTAATTGCAGCCATTTAATTCAGCTCCCGATTAAAGTAAGACCAGCGCGCAGCTGTCGGTGTTATTCCAGGTCAGGAAACCCGTCGCGCTGTCATAGCTGACAGTCTTCGAATTGCCTGATTCGATGGCGAGCACTTTTACCGGCAGCGTGATGTCGGAAAGCGTAACTGCGCCGATGGCGCCCTGCGTGGTTGCAGCGCCGCCTGGTGCAGTTGCCGGTGCATAGGTGAATGTCGTTGCGTTCACGACTGACAGCACGACCACAGTGCCGTTGTACGCTGCAGGAGCGACGCCACTGATTTTCACGTACTGACCAGCAGTCAGGCCATGAGCTGAATCGGTTACTGCTGTCGCCACACCATTGGCATAGGTCACTGCAGTTGTCGCGATATCAGCGCCAGCGAAACCGGCAGCCGCCGCAGTGGTGATCTGGTTGTTCACAAAATCCCAGGCCAGCGGCGTTTTCACCGACGCACCGGAAGTGCCCAGCGCAACAACCTGTGCAGAGGCTTTCAGCGGCACGCGCATTTTGGAGCCCAGGCGGTAGTACGAAACGCTCATGCCGGATGCGTACAGCGGTACCGGAGACTGAGGAGTGGTCAGGCCATTGTGAGCCTGATTGAAGACGGTAAAGCCTTCCAGTTCGTTAACAGACACAGCGCGACGGATGTATGAACCTCGTGGGCTTGAGCTGGTGCCAGGCAGAAGCTCAGCAACCGGCAGACCGCCCCACAGTGGTTTGGTTTCCGTTGCCGCCACGGTGCCCGCTGCCAGGTTGAAGCGGTTGGCCGGGTCATCCAGCGCCACGCCCTGAATATAACCGTCGGACTGCACACCGAAGGAGCCCAGCGCATTCGTGGTTGCCATCGGGTTAAGAGATAAGTTAGCCATGCTTGAGAGCTCCCGTTAAGCCTGGTTGTTGAAACTGGTGACCTGACGCTTGCCGGACTGGAACGGAGCCCAGGTGGCAGCAGGATCGCCTTCGAAGGTGCTGATCTGGCGACCGGTCGCATCAGCGCGTTTAATTTCGCGCAGCATGCCAGGGCCAACAGACAGGCTTGCCGATTTCTGCGCGTCGGCGTAGATCGTCTTCTCGGCCACGCTCAGCAGGGCTGAGTCAGCGATAGAAGACAGGTCGACGGTTTTGAAGTCAGGCGAATGCTCCTGCAACTGGATCATCAGGCGGCGGCGATATGCCAGCGGCTTTTCACCAGACAGCGGCACCGGCGCGCGCTTGCCGAAGCAGGAGAACACGCTATCGGCCTTCACCTGTGCGTCGGCGACTTCGTTGCGCTCTTCATCGCTCAACTCGGTTGGGATGCGGGAGCGCAGGTCGGCGATCTGCTGACGCAGTTCAGAATCAGCCTTTTCTTTCGCCATACATTCTGCTTCTTCCGCGTCGGCCTTCTCTTTGGCTTCTGCGTCTGCTTTTTCTTTTGCGGCTTTCTCTTCCGCGTCAGCTTTGGCTTTCGCCTCTTCGGCCTCTTTTGCCTCAGCATCAGCCTTTTCTTTCTTGGCTGCTTCTTCGGCATCGGCCTTGGCTTTACGGTCTGCTTCTTCTGAGTCAGCCTTAGCCATGCGTGCGTCAATCGCCTTATTGATTAGCGCTACGATTTTTTCCTCGTCCATCTTTTCAGCCTCGTTTGGAATAGAATCAGATTTAACACCAGTAGGGGCAAGGAGCTTGTCCCATACGCCCTGTTCACAAATTGCAACGTGGTCGAGCAATACCGGGGAACCTTCCACCAATAGAGGCTGACCGTCGATTTTGATGATTGAGTCCTGCGATTCGCTGTAGGTGACGGTTGGTGAGGTACTAAGCTGCCGAGTCGCCATAATTTCGGCGGCTTCAGCGTCGTACACCCGGCCAATAGTCCAGACCTCGCCATTATCAGCGACCCAACTGTTCGTCAGGGTGCCGATAACACGCTTCGCAAATTCATCGCTATCGAGCTTGTTTTTCTCCGGGTGCAGCCAGATAAGCGGTACACCGGCAACTCGCTGGAGAAACTCTGGGGTGAGATAGTCGTCCGGGTTACGAAAGGCCATCTGTTGATCTGCAGAGCGCCAGGTAACCCCTGTTCCGGTCACCCGGATGGCGAACATCCACATGTTGATAAAGAATTGCGGGCTGCTTAGCGTCCCGTCAGCGATGAGCGCGGCCACTTCGGTTTCATTGAGCGCCTGCTGCGCCAGCATCTCAGCGAAGGGCTGATGAAGCGGTTTGGGCAGATCGTCAATGTGGAACCATCCGGCGGCCAGCGATTCGTCGTTAAGCTTCGCCTCGAACCTCTCCGGCACTTCTGCGCGAAACGTCAGATAATCGCCGTATACGCTGTGCGGAGTCAGCGGGCCATCGTACTGATAACCCACCTCTTCCAGCACCTCTCGGCGCGCGGCATCAATAGCCAACTCGCCAGGCTCTACCGTGCCGCCAGGCTGGCACCACGTACCATCATCCGAGCGCTGGATCAGGAAGACGAACTTACCCTGACGGAACATTATCCCGCTGCCAAAAATAGCCACGTTTTAATGCTCCTATGCTGCTTTCTTCATCGACTCCATGAACTTCTGCCCCTTCTGGGTCAGCATGTATTCAGGAATGCTTCGGAGGTTGTAGATGTAGGTCACGTAGCACTGGCAAAAAACCTCTTCGCCAGGCTGAGTGATTTCATCCAGGTAACCGGCTGGCCCGGCTTTCACGTACCCGTTTTTTTGCGCCCAGTTCCCGCGAATCAGGTAATACAGCTGATCGCGTTCCTTGTGGTCTTCCCGGAAGTCATAACCCGGCCGCCGCCAGTGGCTGTGCCATATCGCTGCAATCGCGTTATTGCTGGTTGCGATCACGTTGTCGATGTTGGCTATCAGCTTATGGTTCTGGTCGATCATCACCCGGCGCGCTTCATAGTCGACCTTCTCGGCGGCCTTCTGAATGTGCGCTGCCGTCTCCCGCATCGTTCCCTGAATGCCGGTCAGCGCAATGCTGTCGGCTGAGGGAATGCTGCTGGCCCAGCCGCTAAACCGCGACAACGTGGTGTCGATGGCTTTTTTGCGGTTGAGCTGGATAAGGTCGGCGCTGGCGAGGATCCGCCTGTCGAGCTCCGTCCTCAGCTTCGGCTCAAGATAGTTGAGCGTGAGCCGGGATATGCCCTGATGGCGCTTCAGCGCGCCAGCGCGGCCCACCTGCAGGTCGTATGCCTTCGTCAGGTTGCGGGTGACCATCGCCATGTAGTCATCGGCTGTTTCGCTTTCGGCGGCCTGGCGGATAATCGCCTGCCAGCGTTCGAGCTCTTCCCGGGACGAGTAGCCGTTGCGGAGAAAGAACTTCACCGCATCTCTCACTGTTCTGGTGAAAGTGTTCATAGCATCATCCCGCCGCCCGGCTCTTCAGCTTTCGGCGGCTCCGGCGGTGGGTTTTCCTTCAGCGAGTCGTAATCGAGGTTTAGCCGCTGAGGGAAGAGGTTCTTGTTGGCATTGGCGTTTTCGCACGCCCACTCGATCAGCGTCGCCCGGTTTTCCGGGTCAGCAGTAAGCTGCGGCAGCACCGCTTCCAGCATGCTGACGATCGCCTTAAATCGCGTCTCGTCGACCTTCACCTTCTCGCTTTCCGGCTCTTTCAGGGAGGACGGCCAGCGATATTCGAAGTTGTTTATCCAGTTCGCGAAATACACGCTGTAGGTGTTTTTCAGCTCCGGGAAGTCAGCACGCAGCGACTGGAAGAACTCAATGCTCCAGGCGCGGTACTGGCACACGCGAATGAAGAACGCATAAAGCTGATCCAGCCACTCGCGGATGTTGTCGATGTATACCGCCACCGAGCGGGCATCTTCAGTGCCTTCGCCGAAGCCCTGAGCGAACGTCTCAGAGTTGAGGATGATCGCTGGCATGTCGGCGGCGGCGGCCACGTTCTCCAGGATGTGCTTACGCGCAGAGTCGAGAGGCTTTTCCAGGTTGCTCAGGTCGATTGACTCGATGTTGTCGAGTTCGCCGATCTGCAGGACTTCCCCCGTCTTCCCGCGCTTCAGCATCATGCGTTTAATGCCACTGAGCTTCTGCATCATGTTGTTGACGACGGAGCTTGGCCCCTTGATTTTCGTCACCAGCAGGCCGCCTTTCACCGCAACCATATCGTCGGTGCGCATGGTCTGGATGAAGGACTTCAGCGGGTAGAGCGCGCGCTGGTACACGCTGCGCCCGGTGAAGCCGAACGCCGCCGGGTTGTATGCGAGGTAAATCGGATCCTCGTTCTGCACGACGACACAGCGCGATTTGTGATACGGCTTGCCAGCAACCCGGATTCCGTCGACTTTCTGGAAGTCCTGGGCATTCGGGTCCTGATTCAGCACGATACTGCCGGCGGTGTTCAGCGGGTCGAGAATGTTAAAGCTGACGTTGTGCTTGTACAGCGTGCGGTAGTCCAGCGATTCGTTCGGCTCTTGGTTATCCACCAGCATGGCGATCGCAGATACGCCGTAAATACGGGCGATGCGTGCGGCGTTGGCGATGTGCTGGTTCGCACCCATCGCTTTCCATTCGCGCTCGAACGCGTCGCGCAGGCGCTGCTCAAGTCCATAGGACTGGGCAACATGCACGGTGCGCGGCTCATTCATCGCCATTTTAATCGGGCGATCCACCATCTTGCCGCCCAGCGGGTGGTAGAGGTAAACCGTTTTGCAGGTCTGATAGCCAGCCGTGGAACCTGGCTGGATATCGTCACTGTCCAGCAATGCCATCAACTCTGAGTGAGAGCAGCTGCCGATTTCGAAATCGTCTTCGTTCATTGGTTCTCTCGTCAGATTGCGTCGCCGCTGCCGAAGGCGATGATCAGCCCGTAGGTGTAATCATCGAGCAGGTCATCGGCGCGCTTATGAGCTTTCTTGTCGGCAAGGTGGAATCGGGAAACCTGCTTATGCAGATGGTTTGCTGTCTCGCCCTTGAAGACGGCTGTCTTCTCGTAGGCGTGTCGGGAAATTTTCGCCAGGCCGCGGTAGTGGTAACCGGAGGCCATAATGGCGCGCTCGTCCTTTCCTTTGCTGGTCAGGGCGGACTCAATTTTGTTGACCGGCCATCCCAGGCTTTCGCCTTTCTGCAGGAGGATGCTGCCCATGCTGGCGTCTTCGATGAACACGCCCAGGCTGCCGTTGATGGCAACGCACTGGCCAGAAAGCTCGTTGAGGCGGTCGAATACCGAAGGCATCCACGTTTCCAGCAGAGCGCCGTCAATCTGTACGACGTCCCAGTCGAGAATGGTGAGGCGCTGAATACCGGGCCGGGTGTCGACGGCGTAATACACTACCGCCGTTCCGTCATGCTCAGAACCACCTTTGACGGCGGTATCCATGACAGCGAAGACGGCCTGGCACATTTCAGGGTAATCGACAGGCTGATCCTGATTCTCACCCTCGAACCATTTGCGGACGTCAAACAGCGAAGCGGCGGACCAGTCGACGAACTCGGCCAGAAACTCCTGGCGGAACACGCGCGGGTCGTTGTTGGCCTTCTCCTTCTCCAGTTCTTCCGGCGGAACGAACGGGTTGGAGGATGTCGGCGCGTGATGCTCGATAAAGCCAAGGTTCTTGTCGTGGCAGATGGCGTAGAAGAAGTTCTCTTCGTCCACCCCGTCCGGCGTTGAAAATACGTAGGCCCGGCCTTTCGTCGTCAACAGCGTTGGCTTAATCGACTTCGGCCAGATCTCCCTCAGCATCTCCGGCGACTTAGTAAATGCCGCCTCGTCTATCAGGATGATTTCGTACTCACGACCACGACCAGCCAGTTTGTTGTCGTTGGTGACCCAGAAGTCGATCTTTCCGCCGTTCTTCAGCAGCAGGCGCTTCTCCTGACGGCTAAAGCTTTTCTTCAGCGGCAGCAGGATTTCTTCTAGCTTGTCGTAGATCTCCTGATACTGGCGATACTCAGCGGTGAAGATACCGACGCGCCCGCCGAGTTCAACGTCCATGCCCGGGCGTTTAAACGGTGCTGTTGCGTAAGTAACCGCGGCACTGGACAGCATGAAGGTCTTACCCCATCGGCGGCCACACCGGACAGCATGCAGCTGACCATCCCAGGAATCAGACCAGACCTTTAACTGCCCGTCATGCAGCGTCGGGAGGTAAATGTCGGCCATATCATCTTCCTGGTATCGGCAGGGTGTTGTGAACGACGATCGCGTTGTCGCTGTCGCCGTCCTTCATGATGTCGATTTCCATTTCCACTTTTTCAGTGGCGCGTTCGCGATAAGCAGCATCCACACGAAGCTTCTCTATCGAGCCTTTGGTGTATTCCAGCGACTCGATGCGCTGCGTGTTGCGGTGCATGGCCTTTTCAGCAGAGGAAATCAGCGAGTGCAGATCCTTCGCTTTATCATCATCGGCAAGCTCCAGTTCAGCCTGCCAGCGCCCAATGTTCTCCGCCGCCGTCAGGTTCGCCGCGCGCAGCCAGAACAACTCATCGTCGAGCGTGAGCAGCTTCGCATCTTCGGTGATTGCATCAGAGAGCAGCATCCTGCGACCGTAGCCGCCGTGCTTAAGGGCATTCTGGTTGCCAGGCTGGAAAGGAGGGTGGTTGGTGACTACGTTCCTGCGCACACGTTCGGGTTTCGTATCTGGAGGATTCGCAGCATTGGAGGATTCGCAATCACCATCAGATGGCTTGCTACCTCTGGCCTTATCGCCTTTTTTTGCCTGCGAATTCGCAGTTTTATTCGCAATTTTTTTTTGCGAATTCGCACTACCATTCGCAATCTTGATGTAGCGCTTTGCGGTCGAGTAATTCAGTCCCTGAGCCTGGCACCAGTCTTTGGGGGAAATACCTGTTTTGGCATGCTCGGCGAGGAACTGGTCTTGCAGTGCTCCCCAGTCCGGTTTTGCCATAATACTTACCTCACGTTGACATTATCGAAGCTCCTCAGTGAAGAGCTTCTGTAATGGCTACTTCGTTTTTGCTTCCGCTCTTTTACGGCGGCGCTCTTCTTTCTTCTCGGCGTTTGCCATGTCCATGAATGCCTGCATGATCGAGTTCCTCATCATGTAACTGACAAAGTGATGATTGACGCAGCCGTTGAGACGGAGTTGCTCGCCAAACTGATCAACCGAGGCCAGCACTTCCATCATGCCCTTCTCGCCTTTCATGAACTCAGAGAAGTCTCGCCCCGCTCTGGAGGCGCATTCGATGACGCGATTATTCATCCTTGAAGCCATGGGATCGTAATCTGCAGCTGGTTAGCAAGGGTGTTAATCTCAGCGACCAATACAGGCTTCGTATAACGCCATGCTGCGAGTCCTTGTCCGCAGAAGCTCGCCATGTCCTTTTTCTGGTCAAACTCATGGCACTTCATGTTGAGCTGCGCACTTAAGCTGTTGCGATGCTGAAGTTCTCCAGTGAAGTAGTCATCGAGGACTTTATAGGCCGCGTACTTGAACCCGGGGTTTAACCAAGCCGCATAATCGTAAGCAACAAACTTCCCGCCATATGTTCCACCGTGTACACCGCGCTCAGTGAAAACCACAGATTCGTGGTTTTTCTCCAGCTCGGCCAGGAACTCTTTTGTCTGCTTGTTTCGCAGATAGTGGTAAGGCGACTCAGCATCACTTTTGCCACTGGCTTTCCACATATCGGTGAGGCAGATCATGCCGTCTTCCCCGACACGGATTGGTTGATTGAAGAGGGTTAATGATTTCATTTCGCTGATACCTTTTGGTGGTTGAGCCTGTTCTCGTAGATACGGGCAGCCCAAGAGCGGTCAGCGTTACCACTGCCCTATCTCAAGCTCTACCCCGAAAGGCTCTTGGTTGATATGCGCACGAGAATGCGCGTGTTTACTTCAGGCATAAAAAAGCCCCGCTATTGCGAGGCTCTTGATGATTCGATTTTCCTGATTGCTGCCTTATCCAGATTGCACTGCCCCAGCGCCGTATAGAGCTGAGTGTTTAACTCCAGACTTGCCTGCCACGTGAACGGAACCGCCATTCCGGGGATCGGCGTGTCAGCTGTCAGGTCAGCGCTTATCGGCACCACCGGGGCCGGAACGTAAACTGTCTGCGTATTCCCGCAGGCTGTCAGCAGCGGCAGAAGGAACAAGCTGGTTAGCGCACGGATCGCCTTCAAGCGCCTGCCTGATGTAGACAATGCGCGTCTCGCCTTTATGGGCCAGTTCGTTCTTTGCATTCTGGGTAGCCTGTGAGATGTCACGGATGAGGTTCATCGTGGTGATCACGTTGTTGGTGATCGCCTCTGATTTGTCTGCCCTGACCGTTTCTTTATCGCGCTGGTCTTTGTAGGCGATGGCGTTGTTGCGGTAGTGGTTCACGAAGAACGCCAGCACACCGATTAACGCCACCACCAGCAGCTGCAGCCAGTAACGCTTAACCAGCGCGCCAATCATGATAGGAACAGAGCCCGCTCTGCCTCCCGCCGACGTGTCAGCCCT